ATACTGGATAGTGTCGTGATGAGCGCAGCCGACACCAGGCACGAGAACGTCAATGCTGCTTCCGTCAACGTCTGCGGGGTGAGCGGATTCGGAGTACGACCAGAGATAGGTCATGCGCTCCTTGAACACGACCACGCCGTTGTAGAGCGTAGCTAGTCCAGTCGTCACCTGGCCACTGTCGTCGCCTACGTTTACCGAGCCACCATCTGAGTCGAGCGTGCCCGACCAGTTCTGATAGCGGAAGTAGTAGAACGGCTCTTCTGCTGGAACGGGGCTGATAGCCTCGTCATCGCCTGTGCCGCAGAACCAGATGTTACCGTCGCCGCCAACGCCCCAGATGCGCGCGCCCACGGAATGACTGTGCGTAACGCAGCTTCGGGTTGTCGTATGTAGGATTGCGACCGACAAGCGCGGCCCATGCAGCGGTCGTGCCGTCCCACACCATCGGCTTGTCGATGCCGTTCATCGCAAACACTCGGTTAAGGAACGTAACGAACTTGGTATCAGTGCCGCTTGTAGTCCAGTCGAAGCACTTGACCACAGCGCCAGTGTCCAGGTTCGTCACCCGGTAGACTGAGCTTGCCGTCGCTACGAGATAGAAGCTAGTCCCGCTACCAGCGTCGGCAGTTCTGCGGTAGTTGTAGAGCGCGTTAATCGGTGCGCCTACGGCTGGCGAGCATAGCGTCGGTGCGCCACCGCGCAGCGTGACGGGCTGGCCAGAGTCACCGGGGAGCAGGTTGACAAGGCTGATTACCTCGTTCTTGTCTAGCTGCTCCGCTGGTACTAGGTCGTTCTGCCCGCCGCTGAAATCATCCTGAATCCAGCTCTTGACGGTAGCCACTAGGAAGCCTGTCGCGGCTTATACACGCCAGGGCGGATATCAGTAATGGCCTTGATGGAGCTGTCAAACTCTGCCTTCCACCTATCCGCCACACCAACCTCGTCGTCCTTCAGCTTCATCTGCCACACGGCGTAGAAGGCCACGCACTCAATCTGCTCGTCCGACAGCGGCGGATAGTCGGTCGCCACGAGTACGGGAAGCTCTGCGCGGTAGCTTACCTTGATGCTATAGGCAGCATCGGGGACTGGTGACAGGATGATGGAGTTGCCGACAGCCGCGTACTCTGTCGGCTGTCCAACAGCCGTGTCGTTCCGCACGAACGCTGAACGAGTAAGCTCAGCAAGTAGCACGGTGCCAGTCTCGTCGTACAGGTCAACCCACTCAATGTCTGCCTTCTCGCTAACGTTGTTGCGAGCGGCGTTGAGCAGCGCGTACTCACGCTTGCCAATAGCGACGGTGGAGTTGACCGTATCGTAAGGATAGAAGGTAGCGCCAAGCACCCTACGGATGCCCATGTTGAGTAGTCTCATAACGTCAGCAGCGTCGAACACAACTCCAACCTGCTCATCGGCGAGGAAGTAGGCGTGGTCGCTCAGGTCTGCCATCGTAAGGCTGTTGTTAGTGACCGCAGCCATTAGCAGCAACTCCATTCCTTGTTAGCGCGACTCATCCCAGTCAGGCAGAGAGGCGTGTTCGTCGTAAGTCCACTCAACGACAGCGGGTGTGTCAGTTTCCCAGGCGGTTGACTCTTCAGCGCTATCAGCCCAAACAGTAGGCGGCGGTGCGCTCCAAATGCTTGATGCGTTAGTGATGATTGAGCTAATCGCATCAAAGAACTTGCCAACCATCTTCGATACGCTCGGAACAGCAGACGCGCTGACGGCGAAGGCTCGCTTGAATGCTCCGGCCTTCGTGACCGTGGCGGCTACGGACGCAGCCGCGCCTAGCACCATGCGCGTAAGGCGCTGCACCCTAGGCAGGGCTGCGCTCATAGCGCTGAATGCCTTGCTAGTGCGCTTAGCAGCAGACGCGACGGCGCTTGATGCCACGCTGAGCGCCCTGTGAAGCGATGCGACGCGAGCCATCGTCGCTACCGCTGAGCCAGCCACGCTCAGCGTCCTTTTGAGCGAGGCGATGCGCGAGAAAGCAGGTACGCTTGCTGCGGTGACTGAGCGATTAGCAACTACAGCTACCTGCACGCTAGGCTCGTCGTACACCAATGGGACGTGCGCGGATACGGACACGACCACGTTGTAGATGCGCGAGAGCGTTCTGGTGACAAGCGCAGCAGCCGATACAGCGAGCGACTTTCTCGTGCGCCTTACCGTGCCCACTGACGCGGAGGCGGCTACGGCCACTGACTTGAGATACTGCTGAGCGGCAGACACGCCGTAGACGATGTTGGTGATGGTGGTGGCAGCGATACCCGTTTCGAGCTGGCTTACGGGCATGTTGGCCCACGTGGCGGCATTGAGGATTGTCGTGTTGAGCGCGGCAGTCCAGTTGCCGACCAAACTATTCTGCGACTCGTAATATACGTCTTCGTAGTTGATGTTCGTATTGACCTGGATGCGGTCAGTCGTCACAAGTGTTGTCTGGGGGCAGCTCCATGTCGAGGACGAGGCGGGGGCGTAGATGCCTATCGTCGTGAACACGTCCGTAGCAGACCGCTTGTAGATGCCTACACTACTGCCAGTGACCTCGAACAGGTCAGCAGGCTGGTTGGCCTGTACGTAGAGTGTGGTGGTCGCCATTGCTAACCACCAGCGGGATAGTACGGCTGGTCAATGAACCGCGCCTTGAGCGTCGGGTACTGAGCCATGACTGCATTCCACTTAGCCTGTGTGTTGAGGATGACGTTGTAATCAACGCTCTCAATCGGCGGGGTGCCGCCGTCAGGGTACTCGACACGCAGAAGCGCTACAGTCGGGAACGATTCTGGGTCGCCGTCGATGTACTCTTTGTCGTATGCCATCCCTATGTTCAGTCCACTGTACTTCGGCCTGACGTTCCGTGGGATGGTACGTGTGGTGCCATCATCCTTGGTCAGCGTCCAGTCTTCCCAAGTGTAGGAGTGTGTCGGCTTAGTGCCGATGTACACGTCACCAGTTGGGCTGGTGAGCTTCCACACCTTCACGCCGTACCAGGCTACAGCCATGACACACCCCTTTCCTGAGTAGAGTTACGCCTGTTCGTGCGTGACGGTGAACTGGATGCTGTCACCAGACACCACGTTCACAACGTCGAAGACATGGCGCTGAAGCATGTTGCCGCCAGTGAGAGCGTCGAAGATGCCGCACTCGGTGATTGCCTTAGCGCTGGTAAACGTCTGCGTGAAGACCATCTGTAGCTTGTCGGCGAGTGGCTGAGTATCAGTGGTAGCAACGCGAGCGAGGCCAGAGGCAATACCAAGAGCGGTATCGCCCTTAGCTGCGGCTACAGCGCCGGTTCCGCTGTCGCCATACCACGTTACCGCGTCGAGCAGGTCGATAACCTTAGCCTCACCAGCGCTAGTGTAGATGTTAGAGATTGCCATTCTTCACTGCCCTTCCGAGGAATCGTGTTAGCCAGTTAGTGCGCCGCAACACGCCAAGCTCAGTAACCGAGCCGTCTGCGTGGATAATGCGAGCCGTGAGGACGGACTTCGGACGGGCCTTAGCAATATGCTGCACGTAGCACTCCTGTCGTGTATAAAGCAAAATGGGGGGCGGGGTAGCCCCGTCCCCCATTTACTGTTAGTGATTAGGCGTTGGTAACGACCGAGCGCAGAACAAACTCGGGACGCATGACCTTGCCTCCATAGACGTGAAGACCCTTAACGGCATCCTCGAAAGCGTCCTCGGGGCGGTAAGCCTCGGTCTTCGTAATCTGGTTGGCGAGAGAAACGCCCTTCTTGCCAGAGAACGTCAGTACCTGGTACGCGGTCGAGGTAAGCACGCTGATGTTATTAGACACGCGAATCTCCGTGCCCGCAACGCGACCGATAATGCCGTTCTTCAGCACGCCGTCACCGGACACGGTAGCCTGAATGAATCGGGGGTCGAGCAGAAGCAGCTCTTCCATCCACGGCGCGATGACGCACACAAGCTCGTCAATCGGCACGTCAAGCTCCAGGAACTTGCGGCGGTTAGCCACGAACATCTCGTAGAACTTACCCTTATTGGTGGACGCGGCAAGCGCCAGGTCGGAACCGGCGGTAGCGCCTCCGTACAGCCCAGCCAGGAACTTATCGGTGTCGTTAGCCAGCGCGTAGCCAGCTTCCTTCATCGCCTCTTCCATGAGGTTGCCCTTAGTCTGAGCCTTGTCGATATCACCAACGCCGAAGTTGAACGCCTTGGCCTCGGTGATGGTGAGCGTGGTGCGACCATCGGTAAGCGCCTCGCGCACTGGCACAGCGCCAGAGAAGGCGGCTACTGCCACGCGCCCGATGTTGTGGACGTGGACAGTATCGCCAGCCGCAGCGATTTCACCCTCGTAGTCGCGGTTTGCAAGGTCGCCGAAGACGAGCTTGGTCTGGAGGTTGGACTTCAGCCGTGCAGACCAGATTTCAGGCTTGAACTTGTCAACAGTACCCAGTCCGTAGATAGCCATGTGTTAGAACTCCTTGTTGTTGGGTTGTCGGGCGTTAGCCCTTTAGCGAGTCGTAGTAAGCGAGGATTGCGGGACGGTTCTCCGCAAACTCAGCGGAGGTCATGTCTGCAATCTGCTGTTCCGTGAAGGTAGGAGTCCCCTTCGTGGTTCCAGATGCCGTGTGAACAGCCGAAGCTCCAGCGGCACGCTTGACCTCAGCGAGCGCCTTCTGCTTAGCCGATTCCTGTACCGCGTCAAAACTCATATCGCGGTACGCGGCCTTGAGTGAGCCGAGGTTGTTCTTGATTGCGTGCTGGATTACAGCCGAATCCTCGAAGTCCTCAAGCCCCTCGGACTTGACCCATTCCCGAAGGTCGCCAAGCTCGCGCTCGGTAGCCATGCCGCTCTTCAGCGTGCTTAGCTCCTTGCGGAGTACGTCAACCTCAGTTTCGCCCTCAAGCGGCTCGTTAAGAACGCGCTCAAGCGCCGCGACAATGCGCGGGTCGTCGTCCATCATTTCCTTGAGCTGCTTGTAAGGCTCAAGCTCCTTAGCCTGTGCCTTGACACCCTCAAGCTCCTGCGTAAAGCGAGTGTGCGACTTCTCAAGCTGGCGGGGGTCGTAACCCTTCTCCTTTAGGGCTTCCCACTCGTCAACCGTGATATCCGCGCCCTCTACAATCGCGTCACCGGTGTCCTCAGCGCCCTCAGCGCCCTCAGCGGCTCCGTCCAGAGTGGCTACCTCTTCCACGGATGCGTCTGCAAGCTCTTCGGGCGTTGCAACAGCTTCGTTCTCCAGCATTTGACACTCCTGACTCAGCACTACTAGGCAGCATTGGTCGGCAAAACACGCCAACGTACTCCAGTCGTTCGCTGATTAGGTGATTAGGGGGGTGTTAGGGGAGCTGCATACCTGCAAGCTCGGGCGGCAAGCCCATTTCCTCGCCAGGAGCGGGGAACTGGTCGCCTTCTGGCAGTCCTTCAGGCTCTTCCATGCCCTCAAACTCGGCTTGGTCGATGGGCTGCTCCGCCGCTTCCTGCGCTTCCTTGTTCGCCTGCATAACAGACGCCTCAAGGCCGGGAAGCTGGGCGTTTCTGACGAAATAATCGTCAGGAATAGGAATCTGAAGCTCCATACGCATCGACTTAGCCAAGTCAAACGCTTCTTGGCGGTTCATCGGGGCGGTTGAGCCAGGTCGGACGTGCATATCGAAGCGCCAGTCAGTCAAATCGTCCTTGCTGAGCTGGAACATGTCGAATCCACCGACCGCCTTAGCGGTTCTAACGCTGCGCTTATCGACCCAGCAGTTGGCTACAATGTCTAGCCATATCTTTGCAAGGTCTTCCAGGCCCTCTTCGACTCGTCGGCTGCGCTCGCGTGTACGAACTTCGCCCGACTCAAGCTGAAGCTGAGTTGTCTGGACAGGCTGACGGCTTGGAGCGATGCCACGGAGGATATCAGGCATGTTCACAACGCGGTCGAACGCTTGCACAGCCATTTCCAGCGTCTGGAAGATGGTGTGGGGGAGCGGTTCCCCAACGTCACGGCGCACTTCCGAACCAGGGGACTTCACAACAACGTCCCTCATGCCGTAGCCAGCGAGCGAATCCGCGTCTACGCCAGATGTAGAGTCGGCAATCCAGATGCCGTGAACCATCCACAAGCCGTTGTCGATGATGGAGCGCATGAGCTGGTTGATGATGAGCTGCAAGGATGCAGCCTTATCGACCGTACAGCCGCCCCAGAACTCTCCAGGAATCTCAATCTCGACGGTTCGTGCGTATGGAGCAAGGATGCCGTACTCGTTCGCCTTGTCCTCAAGCGGGATACCCTTATCGCTGATGATGGTGTAGCGACCCTTCGGGTACTTCTTGCTACCCTTAGCAGCCGTCAACTTGCCATCAACGCCGAACTGGTCGTCGTCCCAGAGCGCCGTGTCCTTGTACCAGCACTCAAGAATGTCTACGCGCTTGCCCTCTTCGGGGATAGCCGCGCCAGCCGACTGCGTACCGTGCGGGGCCATGTCCATCGAAGAAGCGCCGATGCTCTCTAGGAACGCAGCGGCGTTCTTGGGGTAGCGGTTAAGCACCCAGCGCACTGATACGGGGTGCTTCTCGATGTAGAAGTCACCGTCATACATGTTGGTAGCGTCGGGGTCAGGGTAGAAGTACGTGGGGTCAACAACCGTAGTCTCAATCTGACCGATGCCAGAATCGCCCACGTTCTCAGGGTCAAAGACAGCCTTAGTGATGCCAGTCCCCTTGAGGAAGACGTGCATCAGGTTCGCAGCCAGCTTCGACTGCATCCTGTTTTCGCTCCACTCGAAGTCAAGCAGCTTGTCAATGTGAGCGCACTTGACATTGAGTAGGTCTACGAGGTCAAGCTCCTGCTCTCCATCTGCGGTGTCCCTAGGCTCAACGCCCATCTGGTCGGCAATCTTACTGACCGACTTGGAGATAGCCTCGCTGTTCTTGCCGTCCATAGCATCCTGAATCGCGCCAGGGATGCTTGCGGGGATAACGTCCATGCCCCACTTATTATCGGACAGGAACCCGCGCATAGTCTCAACAAACTCAAACACCTTGTTGTACTGCGGCTCGGACTGGAACCAGGCAATCTTCTCGATGCCATTCCATGCGTCCGTGTTCCATAGGCGCATGTTACGCGCCCAGGTGCCGTTGTACTTCTCCTTAGCCTTCTCCGCTTCCTTGAATCGACGGAGTAATGTCGTAGCTGGAACGTCCTTGAATAGCGTGGGCTTCTCAGCCATTTACCATACCGCCCACCTTATAGGCTCGCAGCACCGAGTCGTCGGTGCTTTGGTTGAGTCTCGGATTTCCTATATTTTGGCATTGTCGAGGCGCACTCGATTGCGATAGCAAGCGCCATAACCGCGTCGTCGTACTTACCGCGAGCGGCCTGTAGCTTGCCCTTGTCGTCTTCCTCAAAGGTCGCCATTTCGTTAAGTACGAGAGGCGAGTAGATAAGCAGCGGCTTCTCCTGAGAAGCGAAGTAGTTGCGGAGCTGCAAGATGATGCGCGGGCGGCTCGATGAGGTAGTACGAAACCCGACCTCTAGGGTCGGGATATCGTAGATGCGTTCGCGCCGCTCCCTCGTGTAGAGGTACGGGTAAGTAGCCTTCAGGTCGTCAACAATGAAGTCCGATGTGACGTTTACCTCGACCGCGATGTACGCATCGCCGTAATACTTGCCTAGCATCTTGAGCTGGTGTGCGTAGTGCTCGGGCGCAATCTTCCTGCGGTACATCGCCACAAGCTCGCCCGCGTCGTCGTCCACGACCGCAGCCACTGACCAGTCGCCATTCACAAGCCCCTCGGCAACGTCAGCGCCGATACCGTATAAGTGCCTAGGCCGCTTGCGCCGAACGAGCGTGCCTGTGTTCGGGTCAAGCTCTTCGTACTCCTGGCCTACCTGCGGGTGCTTCCAGATTAGGTAAGCTCCCTTTGTGTCGGCAACGAACACAACCTTGCCGTCAGCGCCGTACTCAAGCCGCCCTACATCGGGCTTAATCTTGTTCTTGGCGATGTGAGCCAAATGCTCTTGGATGCGGTTCTGGTCGAATGGGCAACGCGAAGAGGACATGAACGCCTCTTCTGGCGTTGATGGGTAAGCCTCGTAGTAGCCGACCTCATCGCCTGCGTAGTCCTCCTTCTCACGCGCCAGGAACTCAGGCGTGTAATCGGGGTGAGAGCTTGCAGGGAAGAAGAGAGGTTCGAGCGAGTTGCGCCCAGCCGAGGCATCCGTCCAGAGCTGGTGGTACATGTTGCCCTTGCCGTTAGCCGTACTGATGACGATGACTTGGCCCTTAGCCGCGAGCGAAGGCTTGACGGCTCGCCAAGTGTGTACGTCCTGCTCGTTGCGTGCGTACTCGTCCAAGATGTAAAGACCAGGAGCAGCGCCGTGTCCAGCGCGCTTAGTGGTCGCTACTGCGTGTAGGGCAGAGCCGTTTGAGAACTCTACGAGAGAGTCGTTCTCCTTGCGGCCTCGCCCGCCCATTTCGATACGAGCTTGCATCCACTCGGGCAGGTTGTCGTAGATGAACTTGATGCGCTCTACCTGCTCAATGACTTCTTTCTGTCCGATGGACTGGAAGTAGACGTGGAAGTTGCTCGTGAACATGAGCTTCCACAGCGCATAGAGACAGACAGTCCAGCTCATACCGAGCTGGCGGGTCTTCAGGATGATTGACAGGCGAACGCGCTGCCATGCGGTGAGCGCGTCTATCTGGCACTGCCAGAGCGTCCAGTCGAGCGGGTCGCCGCCTTCCTTCTCCCACATCATCGCGTAGGATTCACCGAAGTAGGTAGCGTCCTTAGCGCACTTGCGCCACTCGCTTTCTTCCCACAGGAGTTCTTTGGGGTCAGTCGTGGCGACTGCCACTACTCGTCGTCCTCGTCGTCAGCGAGAGCCGCCTCAATCTCTTCGTCCGTCATTTCGGCGAAGGCGTTAGGCGTGATAGGTGGAGCGGAGTCGCCAGCGCCCTTGTTGGGTGCTACGCCTGCCCACTCCAGAAGCATCTTGATAGCGGGAACGTTGCCGTCAACGATTGCTCGTTCGACAAGCCGCTCACGCGCCCTGGCAACCTCGTCAATGGTGAAGAGTGCTAGGCCGTGGTCGGCAACAGCACGCTTCACGTCAGGCTCTGCTTTCCACCGTTGACACTGAACACGGCTTACGTTGTTCTTCTCGGCCCAGGCAACGATTGTCGGCGGTTCTCCAGCGGCCAAGCGAGCCGCCTTAGTTCCTAGCCTGAGCCAAGCAACGAACTCGCTCTTAAGATTGCGGTAAGCCACTAGCTCGGCTTCAATCGCTCGTAGCGCAGGCGAAGCAGCCGAGCCGCCTCAGCCCTGGCAATAGCTTCCTTCGACGGATGGTGGATACCGAGACTCGGCGCACCTACATGGGTGACTTGTGCCGTAGCGGTAATCGCTTCGGAACCAGAGCCGTCGAGGGAAGCTGTATGTGCCGCCAGTTCGTCACGAGTCTTTGCAAGCATGGCGACAGCGACAATGAATAGGATGGAGTTGATGAGGCTCGCTGTCAGTAGTAGCGCAGTCGTCAAGTCAGCTCCGTCCAGAGTGGGTGAGTGGTCGCGGGGGTAGGTATCACACCTACCAGGGCTTGGGTACGAGCCAAGCGGAGCCTTGCTCTCCCCGCGATGAAGCCGCGTTTGTGGACAGGCACGCGGCGCACCTGTTGTCCTAGCCGCCCGTAGCGTAACTAGGCCGAATCTCTGTGCCGTGTCTAAGGCGTACACGGCGAACCGATGGAGCCATACCTTCGGGAGAAGGAGTGGTGGTAGTCAGCCCAGCGAGACTTCAGACTCGCGTCTTCCCGCTATCGCTCTAGCGGGCGCTCTGATTGAGCTATGGGCTTTCTAGATTGGTACTCCCTGCGAGAGTCGAACTCGCCCTGTACAGCTTCTAAGGCTGTTGCCTCTGCCAGCGTGGGCTAAGGGAGTATGAGCCTAGCGGGTTCCCGTGACGTGGTGCATCGTGAATCGACATTCCTGCGTTCTAAGCAGCCGCTAGGCGTGGACATTTGGTCTGCTGGGTAGGATTCGAACCTACGGCATCCCGCTTCCAGGGCGGGAACTCTGGCCAGACTGAGCTACCAACAGATTTGGCTGCACCCAGGGGTGTCGAACCAGCCATTGAACGAGAGTGCAGTTTTGGTAGGCCCGGTGGGAATCGAACCCACAACCCCTCGGTTAAGAGCCGAGCGCTCTGCGTTGAGCTACGAGCCTACAAGGTAGATGATTGGCTGGCTCGGTAGGATTCGAACCTACAACCTCTCCGTTAACAGCGGAAGGCTCTGCCATTGAGCTACAAGCCAGTGAGGGCGCTCGTCGGGAATCGAACCCGCATACCACTCGTTTATCTTCGACGGCTCTCCCATTGAGCTACGAGCGCATAAGACCAGCCGATTTCAGCATCGTTGAGAGGCTTGGCTGGTATCGTGAACCTGATTCCCCGCGAGGAAACAGGGCGATTCTTGGCACACCGTCTAGGAATCAAACCCAGCAAGGAGAGGGTTGGAATCTCCCCCGCGCTCAGCGCACAGTGCGTGTTGGTCGCCAGAGTAGGAGTCGAACCTACACAGCCGAAGCGGGAGGGTTACAGCCTCTTGACCTCGCCAATGGACAGCCTGACGACTTCATAGCTTAACTACTAGACGCATCAGTGATGTATTAACCATATCATGAGAATACTCAGTGACTAGGTTAGTCATTCACCAATGCGCTTTACTACTAGTTGTTTAACTACTAGGTGCTATAACTCATTATACGGACTTTTCCTAACTAGTCAGAGAATGAGTATCTACTATCTGACGAACGGTCATTATTGGGACAGAAGGTAGTAGATTAGAGTGAGGCCATACAAGGCTCTAGAATCGTAATAGGCATGTAGATGGTAGACGGAGTAGGATATCGCAATAGCGTGTCTTAGGAGAGCGTACAGAGCGTCACAGGGGTAGTGTGATAGTAGTCAAGCAAGTAGGGTAGGCAGAATGTAACACGTATACAGAAATGGGTTGAAACTATATATGCGAGTGGGGGGGTGTGGGGGGGTGCGGCGTTCGGCCTCGCTGCCTCGCTGCTTACGCTTCACATCGCCACACCCATACTCGGCGTGCACCCCATAGCGCCCGATGTGGGCGCACACATACCCGATAACGTGACTGCTACTAGGGATAGCCGTACCTGTACCCGAATCTAGGCGCAAAACGGGTACGCCACCCGTGCGCGGGGACACTCACGGGGCGGATTATGGCGGGCGTACTGTGTAATGCACAGTAGTATTACCTTTACACTAGTGCGAAACAATCCCACGCCTATCACTCCACGGCGCTTTGTTGCCGATGCCCTGATGCGCCCT